CGAAGCTTTGCTTCTTCAACGATGAAAGTTCCCTGATCCACCCAATAAGGAACATCGGAAATATTCTCACCGAGTTGAACAGACACTTTACGTCCTCTCCTAAATACGTATGACAAACTTGAAAGATAATTTTGTTGATCATAGAGGTGTCCATTAGCAAGACTGAATCTGAGTTCTCCCGGTATCTCTATATCCCAAGATATCGTGATTGAATCGACCATGTTATCTGATACATTGATCTCTGACAGATCGTGATCCCACCAAATTTCTCTATCATCGTCTATTCTATCGACGTGATCCCAAACAGCCCAAAGGTAATCATCTTCATCGACAGTAACACTTATATCCCTCTCATAAAGGCCATAAGTAAAATTTGCTTGACTTCCTAAACCAAGACTTGTTCCAGCTTTTAACCCTACAAGGTATTGACCTCGATAGTAATCCCCTTCGATACTGAAGCGTCTTAGACCCGCCCATGGGTTACCATAACTATTGTTTGAAGTCACAAAAACGTCCTCAGTTACTGGATCATACACTATCCCATGACACCAAGCACTGGAAAGTCCCATGTCAAAGCCCGGAATATTATTCTCATCCCAGATCTCAAAGTATTGTGAGCCCACACTATATCGAAGCGCGCCATCATAACCCGCAATCCAAATATAACCATTTCCTATATCAGCGAAATCGTAGTCATAAAACGTGTACTGATTTTTGGTCGCATATCCGGGTCTGACTGTCGCTTTTGAAGTCGTGACCATGTCATATATCCATAAACCCCTCCAAGCTCCCTGATCATAAGAGGACGTGTAACCGAATGAGCCATAAATTTTACCATCGTAAGTATAAGCAGAAAGCAACCCGTTATAGGGCATCTTCTTGTTTGAATTATAATTCGCACAGAACTGAATAACCCCCGTTGCGGTATCCATTACCATGACAGAACCATTAGCCTCATTTTCCATCAAGACAACGAGTCCATTTTCTGTGCAATATTTACTATACGAAAAACCTAAATGAAAACGCCCGCCCAAACCATATTGGGTACTATGACTAAGAGAACTTTTTCTCCATATTTCATGGAATGTGTAATAGCCAGTTACAGGATCCGCTGTTTCTGTCAGATCAATGTAACCATACATACCATATGGAGTCCAGTAGTACCCATTCCAAAAATACAAATACAGTCTATCGGTCGCTGCATCTATCCAAATATGCTGTAACCCGAATCCCCCTGTTCCTGCACTTTGGGTAATCGCTACATTTTCATCTAAACTATAAGAAGGTATATCACCCGCACCCCCTCCAGTGCCTATAATATATTGGGTTACTTGATCAGTGACCCCATCATAAGTAACAAGCATTACCGCACCGACTTGAGCTGGACCCGTAATAAATCGAGCGAGATATTTCCCATCAGCAGTACATGTTCGAGGCCAATTATGATTAAGTTTGAACATTGAACTATACCCGGGAGTTGTCGTACTCGTATAATTCTTTTCAATGCTCATATCAGAAGGATCAATGACCCACACGCCACAGAGAGTTTTATTACCAGCACCCGGATATGCACCACTCACATAAATTTTACTGTCATACATGTGGATCATTTCCATATCTACACAGCCATCGTGTATGATATTGGGCGTGCTACTATCGATTTTAACAAACGTCACTCTGTCATGGAATACGGAATAGATAGATCCTGTAGTTTTCTCAACCAAAGATGGGTTTCGCGCAGCTTTACCAACCCCTGTATAACTGGTCACGGCTGTAGGAGTTGACCATGTAGCCCCATCATCCTGAGAGACCATATAATAAACATTCGTTGTCTCAAAGGTCGATGCTACGTCTGTCTCTGTGACATAATCAAAGGTCAACGCAATATCATCGTCAGACAACAGGAGAGCTTCACACCGTGAGTATTTCGCAGCATTTCCCAAACTTGCAGGGGTGATATCTACCGGTCCTGTCCAAGAACTAAGATTCGTTGATTCATACTTATAAATGTAATAAGCGGGTCCTGCAGAATAATCTCTGTAAGGCACAAAGACCTGGTATTTACTTATGTTCGAATTGTAAATAATGCAAGGCTCATACGTATAATCATAATTCGAATAAACGATATGTACGGAATAGGAAGTACCTGAATACACACCATCTGAGCTTATCGTGGTAACTCTGACCGCATCAGTCAAACTCCAATTATATGCAAAAAGCAAGGCAATGTTTCCATCTGGTTTCTCACATATATCGAAAGCTTTGGGCGTGTAACTTCCCGCTGTAAAGACACTCGTAGACCATTGATTACGATCCTCGTCTGTTTTCAAGAATCTATAACCATACGAAGTACTTGGCTTCTGACTTATACAGACGAGTTCTCCTGTACTCAGCGATATAATGTTGGGATTAAGCTCTGAAGTCTCACTGTAGCCAAAATCATTACCATCAAACGGAATAGTCGCATCAAATGAACTTGATATAATACGTGCTATCGGTTCACGTACAATTCCGTTGAGACGAGTTTGTAAAGTTCCATCAAGAGATAATGCCATTTTTACACCGTAGACCTGATATTAAGAGTTAATTCAACATCCTTTCTATGAGGAATATCTTCGAGTCCGTACTGAACGTATTTTCCTGTCAAGTCTTCAACGATTACGTTGTAAGTGCTTCCGTTCTTGGGATCGAAAACCACACTACTTGTCGATAAATACTTCGTTCTGAGATTATCCCAAAACGTATTTGAAATATTATCCCACTTCAACATTACTGATAAATCTTGAATGTCAGCAGCCCATTGAAAAACACCTTGACCTGAATAGGTCATCACAGTAACCAACACTTTCTTTGCTTCAATTAAATCCATTTCTTGTGGATTTTCAGGGAAAGTATAACTATCAAGTACCATTTTGTCCATGATACCTCCTTAAGTATATCTACGCATAGTCTTTAAGACTGCCTCTTCTATCTCACCCGGAAGATGGCGTTGATACGCACCCCCCGCGCCATTAATATTTACTGGGACATTGATCTCAGTTCCACCAGCCATCATACCAAGGGCTTTCATCTGTTTGGGAGTAAACACCCCTTCATCTTTCTTGAGAACAGCCGCAAATTCATCAGGCATCAGACCTGAATGAAGTTTGGGCATAAAATGCACCCCTTTAAGTCTTTTGCCAAGACTAAATTCACCGTACATTCCACCACCATGAGCAGCAGGAATATAAGGAGTACCTCCTCCACCAAACATACCCAACATTCCAAGCATTGCCCGTTTAGCTGTGATTTCAGCTATCCATCTCAACATATCGCGAGCAAAGTCTTTAAATGCGTCTTTGGCGTTCTTTGTTCCGGTAACGAAGTCGCCCCATGCATCAGCGAAGTTGTCAGCCATCATATTGGGTAGCTCTTGACCCAATCGATACATCCATTCGCCATGAGTTTCCATATCTTCAAAGAATTTATTCCAGCCCTCTTTGAAGTTCTGCCAAGTCGTTTGCTGCTCGCGCCGCATCTTCTCTTGATATGTTCGCCAATCAATAAGACCTTGATTGTACATTTCTTTTAAGGCTGCGAAGTAGTCCTCTGCTGCCATTTCTCCTCTACGGTAAGCTGCCTCAGCAACTCTTCCTCTTTCTTCTGCAACCCGTTTAGCTTCAGCAATCAACCACTCGTTATGCCTTTTATTGAGTTCTTTATCACGCTTGAGCCACTCTTCTTGGGAAAGTCTTTCTTTTTCAGAAGACGTTTTTGAAGCACCAGGAACTTTATCAATAGCCCCTCCAGCACCAGAAGCTTTCGACATTGCTCTGAGACCAGCAAGTCTTGCCTCTACATACTCTTTTGAGAATATCGAACCGGGAACATTTCCCTTATCAATCATTGCTTGCAGTTCAGCGTAGTAAGCACCCCACATTTGAGAGAGATAAAAAGCCCGCTGTTTCTCACTGATATCCATGTTCTCAATTTTATTTTGAAGATCGACATATTTTTTATCGATCTCATTAAATGCTTTATCCCAACCTGTGCCATACGCTCCAACATACCACTTCTGAAGTTCCTCTACTTTACCCTGTAATTTATCGTTGAATTTATCATTCTTGCCCAGAAGCGCGTCCAAATGCTGTTGCCAATGCTGCTCACGTAGTTTTGTAACAGCCATTTCTTTTTCAGCGAGGTCTTTAAATTTGTCACCTGACGAAGCTCTGAATTGTTCTTCCCTTTTAACCCATTGATTTTCAGCTTTAGTAATCGCATCGAGGATTTCTAAGTACCTAAGATAATCTTTTTCATCCCAAGCTTGATTAAGTAACCCTCTCCATTCAGAAGGAAGTTTGTCTATCTTATCAGCCATTAACTTACGGCGTCTCTCAGCCTGAGCTATCAACTGTTTTTCATAGTCATCTATAATCTTAATGACATCCTTATAGATTTTCGCTACAGCTTCAGGAGCTTGCTTTCTCAGATTATCTAAATACCCGAAAGGACCAGATTCTGGACCAAGACCTTTTTCGATCTCAGATCGAGATTTGCCCTCTTTCATTTGTTGAACATATATATCTCCAACCATCTGAACATATTCATCTATTTTCTTTTTCGCTTCAGGTCTTTTCTCCAAAAATTTATCAAGAGGAGTGACTTCCCGACCATAACCTGCAGCCATGAACTGCTCTTTCTTATACTCAGCCATAACTCCTAAAACGTCTTTGTCAGTAGAAAGGAATTTTGATTTTTCGAATACTGCCCGTTTTCTCTCCTCATGACTTAGTTCGAGCAACGCTTTTTTGAGTTCTTCATAATTGCCCTTCAACTTATCGATCAACGGAATATAATCTTCGTGCTGCTGCTTCAAGCGTTCGATGACCTTTTCATATTCCTCTGAACCCTCTGTGACTTTATCCAACTCTCTGATATAAGCATTAAGACTATTTGCAAATGCAGCGGACGCGGTCGCTTGCTCATTCATTGCGTCCCTCTGTCTCTTTATTGCTTTGATGCCCATATGAATAGCGCCCACTAATGCAGATACCACCAGAATAACAGCACCTACAGGATTGACAAAGAACTTCAACATTCCAGCACCTGCAAACTGCATTGCCTGCCGTAAAGCAAGTACCGCAAGCTTGACAATATAGAGGGTCGAAGCAGTTCCGAGAAGAGTAGCTGTGAATACACCAAGATCAGTATTGACATTCCGAGCTAAGAACTGAGTGAAGTCTCTTAATGCGTCAACTGCCACCCTTAATCCAGCAGTAAATCCCGCTTCGCCCAAATTGACAGCAAGTACTCCGAAAGAGTCGGCTAAGTTTTTGATCTTAAAGCCAAGACCCTCTGCTTGAGCTTCCATCATCTTTTGCGCTGTTCCAATCTCTTTGACTTTGTTGAGCATCGTATCCCACGTACCATCAAGGCTCATGTACGATTTCACAAGGATTGCAGCAGCCTGAGCTCCTCGAAGACCAAACAACTTATATGCCATCGCCATATCGACCGTCTCTTTCTCATAGTCGTACATAGCGGTAGCAAGCTTGCCGATCTGTTTACCAAACCAATCGCTTTTTCCTGTAGCTTTATCGATTGATAATCCATAAGAATCCATCGCTTGTTTCAGCTTCGCGTTGGGAGATAGCAATCTCGACAGTACTTGACGAAGTCCTGTACCTATCGTGGACGCTCTCATACCGTTATTAGCAAGAATCATCATCGAGGACGCTACCTGTTCGACCTCTAATCCTGCTTGAGCGGCACCAGCACCAACATAGTTGAATGCGGTTCGAAGTTTATCAATCGTGAGTTTTGATTTATTGACAGCGTTCGCCATGACATCTGCAACACGACGGGTCTCGGTTGCGTCAAGATTGAACGCTCTGAGTGAGGTAGTTACGAGGTCTGTTACGTTTTTGAAGTCGCTGAGAGTTCCTGCTGCTAAGTCTGCGACCGCATCAATCGCTTTGACAGACTCGCCAGCATCTAAACCAGCTTGACCGAGAAGTACCATGCCTTCAGCAATCTCAGTCGTTGAAAATTTTGTACGGAGAGCGGTCTCTTTGAGGGTCTCCCTCATAGCCCCTATCTGAGCATCGGTAGCGCCTGTAATAGCTTTCAGGTTAGCAAGTGCTTGATCGAAATTGATGATCTCTTCCCAAGCATTACGCAAACCTGTTTGTAGACCACCGAATAATCGACCTGCTACTGTATAGACAGCTACAACTTTAAATGCAGCAATGAGACGTTGGATTCCACCGTGAACTTTACCAATCTGTTTTCCAGTAAAGCCAGCAGCATCCCCAGTCGCTTTTAATCCTGAAGCTGCTCTCCTGCTCGACGCCTCGATCTTTCTGAGAGACGCATCGACTTTCTTAGCGGCTACATCGACCTTATGCATACCCTGTTGAAATCCAGTAACAATAGTATGCAAGCGTCTTGTTATCCGCTTAAAATTGGCATCTTCTCTTGCTCTAAAAAGTACACCGAGAGTTAGATCACTTGGATCAGGCATTTTACTTCCCCTTGATCCATTGTCCTTTACTTAATATTCCCATAAAATTGGTCTTCATGCGCTCAGTCATTTCTTTGCGCTTTTCTACGGGAAGATGTTTATAAGACTCTGGATCGCCAAAAGTTGTTGGAGTTTCTTCGGATTCAACTGTCTTAGACGCTTTGGGTTCATCTTTGAACTCAGCACCCATGATCCGAGCTTGATTCTTCCAACTCTCGAGGTCTCTTTTTCGCCAATGATTATGTAAAGTCGTCACCTGACCGACTGTTAATCCACCTTCTCTGAAGTGCTTTCGGTAGATGTCTTCGAGTCGATATCCATAGAATTGGCAGACGGCAGTGACGGCCCCTTCGAAGGAAGCTTGTCCATCATCTTCCCCATCTTGTCGAAGAGGCCTTGAACTTTTTTTGCTAAGGCTGCGTAGTTTTGTTCATAGACGATTTCAGCAATTTCGACCGCTTGAGTATTTGTAATATCTTTTAAGAGTTGTATAGGGGTTTCATTTTCAGTATCGGTAATAAATTCCAATACAATGGGGAGATTGTCTTCAATAATTCTAATAGCAATCCCTGCTGTTTCAATGTCGTCCTCTGATTGAGCAACAGACGATATTGCCTCGCTAATCATATTGGTTAGAGAGAGTTGATCCCCTACTGCTAATGGGTAGATAGGAATGTTCCTCAGATAGCGAACACCAATTTTGGCACTCGCTATCTGGGGATTTAGTTGAGATCGGTCCTCGTCCGGCATAACAATTCTCCTAAGACTACTTACGCAGTCGTGGTTGTAGTTGAACTCGTGGTAGTCATGGTTGTCCCAGAACCATCATCCCAATAGATTCTTCCAAGGGGCTGAGAGTCCCAAGCGACATGTCCACCAGACATTTCACTGTCAGCACGTTTGGCTTCAATGCTGATTGGAACAGCAGCCACCTCTTCCTGTTGAAAATCAACTTCAGGGGCAGATGTGACCTGCGCTCGTGGAAAGATAATTGTCATGGTATTCGTGCCATCAGGAAAGGTATATACAGCTTCCATTCTGACATACACAGGGGTCGACAAATCCCCCAATTTTAAAACACCCGTATGGGCAGCGGCGTAATCACTCGAAGCAGGATCTTTACCCTTTGCAAGAGCCATATTTGCGGGGGTCAACTCTTTAAAGGAACATTCGAGCATAGCAGACTCACGCAACGGAAACACAGCATCTTCAAGCAAAGGATACCCCGATTCAAGTTTATAAAACTCTTGATTCAAGGTTAACTTCGTGTTTGCAAGAGCTCCGATAGAATCAGACGCCGAAAGAATGGGGCGTATCTGACCAATAAGAGCGGCAGACTCACCAATTCTAATCTGTGCAAGACCCAATGGGACTGTCGTGGTATCTTTCGTAGTTGGACCAGTTCTTGGCATATTACTTCACCTCCTTCTTATTTTGAATTAATCTCTGCCGGTAGAGATTCGACTGAGTCATCGATTGGATCTTTAGCTTGTGGAAAAAAGTTAAAGACATTCCAGTGTGTCTCATGATCCCTTCTACAAGACCTTCTGAGACAACGCATTTTGATATTGCCGTGAATGTGCATTTCAACGGGAACAAATTTCTTGTTCTTACCGAAAACGAAATACCACAATCCATTAGGTCTACGTTCGATCAGAATTTTTCCACATAATTCGCATCTATAAAAGAGTTTTTTCGAACGAGACATATTTACCCTATACTTAGTATTACTTTAAAAAGATCGTTCAATGAGCGCGACCTGGAGCGTCGAGTTTTAAATTTTAGACGCAAAACGCAAGACGATATTCAAGACTTTGTAAGTTGTTTCATCTTGCGCTCGGTAGACCCCTGATTCAATGATATCTTGCACGACTATCCCACCTATGACCTCCCAAGCTGTCGGTGAAGGATAACTGCGATAAAAAGTGATACGCTTGATTCCGTCACCCGTTGTCGTTGTCAAATACCCTATAACACGATCACAAAGCTGGGCGAGTGAGAACCCTTCATTATCTTGACGTGTGCAGCACCGAATTTCGAGATTCGCTCTGCTGAGATCATCCCGATAAAAATCACCGAAACGAACATTGATCCACTTTTTGAGTTCAACATTGTTCGGAACTTTCGGTGTCGCTAAAGAAGGATCGAAACTTACGGGAATGTTATCTGTCGTCCATAAATTATCGACAATGTACTTCTTTATGCTATCCTTGAAATTTGCTTCTCTTGCTGTAGGATCGAGAGCCATCAGATTCCCCTTCTCCTTATGATGTCTTCAGACAACGCATCCAATTTAGCAAAAAAGTCTCCGACTACGTAATCTTTAGCCGCGACTAAATCTCTGGATTCAGAACTGCCCTCAAAGGTACAATTATCAAGAAAGTCAAGGATTTTCTGAATCTGATCGAGTGAGAGTTCTATCCTGACAAACCAGTCTTTTGGATATATTTCTAACACTTCCATTATAATTTTCCCAACACTTGCGCTATGATATCATTTTCTTTGACAGGACGCAAGAACTCCCCTGTCAAAATCATATTTTTAATGTCATTCGCCATTTTGTTTTCGCGTCTGATTCTACCCTTTCCCAAGAGCTTGTGGCGCATGTAAAGATCAAGGAGTCTACTCTTGCAAGTCCAATAGACCTGTGTATAATGATATTGTTCTCGAAGCTGTGTCTCCTCGGGTAGGACTTCAAGATATTTTCTGATTTCGACGTTCATTCCTCGTGAGAAATGTCCCCACTTTAAACTCAGTCGATCTTCTTTTCCTCTCAACTCTTTGAACTTTCGATCAATCGCCTCAATAAAGTCTTGAGGACTGTGTTCAGGATTAAATGCTACAGGTTCGTTTGTCATCTCCAGCTCCTCCCGATTATGTCTAAAGATTCTCTACCTCTTTTCGGAAACCCACCTCTTTCGTACTCTTTCTTTGTGGGTCTAAAAACTGGTCGTGCGGGATGATTTGCACCCCCGTAATTGCCACCGTACTCGTTTACATACGCATACATATTAATACTTTTAGGTTTACCTCTACCTGGCGGTCCGAACCAAGAACTACCAGGAACCATGCCAGCATTAGGACGAATACCACCCACCCATCTCTGAGGATGTCTGTCTCGGTAGACAGTTAGAGAGTTGACAACTGTTCCACGCATCACCCAATAACCTGAAGACGCGAAGTACTGAGCTTTCCAATTCGCATATCGAGGATGATAGGGGGCATACCCTCCTGCAAACTTCTGAGTCATTATGTTTCCCCTCAGAAGATTGACATACTCAACCGCACATCGGTAGGGAAGTTCCTTCTTCTCTCTATCGACCGCGCGCTCGATCCTTCTAAATGCTCGCAGCACCCTACGAACATCAGCTTGATCAAATTTGATTTCAAGATTAATCAACGTACAGCCATCCACCTATGAGTTTTTCAAACTTCAACTCTCTGTGATTATGGGGAAGAGGCGCTTTTTCATCGACATTCAACAAATGCTTACTGCTAAATACTCGAGGCTGAAATCGCACCTCTCCACCACCCTCCGCTGTAAAAACGACAAGCATATCGATCTCGCGCGAATAAATCAGCGCCGTTTTCAGATCAGTCACCAATCTTGGATCAAACCACTCGTTGTCATACACCACCATGTAGTATAAAGAGGTTTTCATTGTTATGTTGATCTGTTGCCAATCTTTTGCCTGCCAATATTGATTGATGATAGACATCGAACTTTCGACCGCACGACGGGCTTTGTTTTCATCGAATACCCGTTTGCTGGGAACGATAAACAAATCCAACAAGCGGTTTCCACCGCCAACTACAGTATCGAACATGCTTACACCGTTGTCGAGGTCGTGGACGAAGAAGAGGTTGTTGATGTGGTTGTGGTAGTCGTAGTGGACTGTGAAACTCTCGTATCCTCACCGATTTCAAAAACATTGACCCCTTCATATCGTCTCGGTTTAATTGTTTCAACACGATAATACTCTAAAGAGGTCAGTCGGATTCTATCGAGAGTTTGTATATCGAAAGACAAAGGAGCATACATCTCATGAACTTCAAGACCTAAGTAACCAAGCTCCTCGTCTGTAGCAAGATCATGGCCATACAGGGGGGTTGTGATCAAAGCATATCTTTGCTCTTGAATGTATTGCCATGTAGTAGGTTTCTGGTAGTTTGCATCCCAACCGTCGCTTTCGACGGGTCTCAAAATGTCTATAACAACGTTGCATTTGTAGAGAACTACGTCCCACTTAATTATCGCATCCTCGAACATCTGAGGAGTTCTATTCATTACAAGGTAGATGTCACCTGTCGTATTGAATTGAACGTAATCGCCCCCTACTGCCTCGGTATTATAGGAGAACCAAGCCTCAAGAAAGAACTCGCGAATGAAAGGCTTCGTTACTTGACTATTCGATTTGTAATAGGTTTTCTCCCCAGTTACATTTCCGCTATCTCGAAGGATCGTAAATGAAGTTCCTACTTCATCTAAAACCTCTTCAATATCAGGACCGATAGTCATTATGCACTCTCTTTGGGATCAAACTCGACAAGCTGGTCTTTACGGTAGGTTATATCTACACCTGTTTCGGTATAAGCAAAACCTGCGTCAATCTTTGTTCCGAACAGTTTGTAGCTCTCCGCGTCTGTGAATAGTTCAGGATGCTCTTCCATGAACTCAGCAAACGCTTCGTCTTCCATTTTGACCAACTCGCTGTAATGATCAAACCTATGTTGTAAGTTTATCTGCTCGAATTTAAACTTATGGGCACTCTCAGTCAGAAGATAATAGAATATATGACGCTTCGCACGTTTCTTAATCCAGTACTCAAGCAGTTGACCTGAAACAGGATATGAAGTCTCAAACTCATTGATTGCATCATTAGAGGCATTTTCATAATCCTCTTTTACCAAGTACTTATGCGATCCCTTGAACTCCTTCTCCAGCTTCAAAAGCAACTCTTGTCGTGTCATTACGATCTCCTAACAAGTTTTGACTTCCTCTTTACTATTTTGGGCTTCTCTACAGCTTCGATCACTCGTTTTTCTTCAACCAAAGCCGCTTCTAACGATGCTCTATCGGTGACGGAAGTCGAAACGTCACTCGATGTTGATGTCAGATCAGGAGCGGTTGCAGCTTTCTTAGGCAAGGTGATCACCTTTTCCTCAGATTGTTTGGTAACTTCAACCGTTCCCGTTCCAAGTGCTACTTCAAGCAAGAGGTCCTGTGGGATAGAGGGGTACTCTTTGTTAGGAAAGTACGATCCCTCTACCCACACAATCTTGCCAGCCTTAAGCGTCTTTTTTAATCTGACTTGTTCGATTTTCATCGATTATCCCTCCCTATTAAGTAGAGGTCGTTGTAGATGTTGAACTTGTGGTCGTGGTCGTGCTGGTTGCAGACTCACCGGTTCTTGCGGTCACATCGATGGTGTAAATCGCATCGGTATGATACAGAACGGGCAAACCTTTGTCCTGCACTCTGATCCACGTACCTTCGGGATCCCATTCGTCTTTCTTATCGGTATAAAGACCCCAATGTCGGCCTAAGCCGAACGGCGCTTGAATATATCGGGAAATAGGTGTTCCCTCAACACTCGAAGCCATCATGATGAATTTGTCACCAGGCACATAGTACCTCTGCATGGTAACGTAGTCCTCACCAGCGGTGTAACTGTTGGTAAAGGGATACTCGATCTGTACTTGGTTGGTGAACTTATTGACCGAGAGAATGTATCTGGACTCATAAGTATCGGGAGAACTTCTGTCCCAAATGGTCAATTTTTCATAAGCGTCGAAGTCGGACGCATCGTTCACTTGAACCCAAGTACTGGACCCACCCGTAACACCGGCGGTAAGCTCTGCTTTGACCTCATACATCTCGTCATAGATGATGAAATTTTTGATATCAAGCAAAGTGCCAAGAACTTTGGCATTGACCAGCGCGAGGGCGTCTATACCAGGACCTGCCATCAACGAACCATCATGAAAGGCATTGGTCTGCAACAAAGAACGTATTGAACTGTCTTTGCCTATCATGTCAAGGACTTGACTATTACAGATAGCAACGTCTACGACGCCACCATTAGCCTCAGCAATCTTTCGCTTGCCGTCTTTAACGTCACCCATAATGTCCTTGCTACCACCGGTATCCCAGTAGTAAGCAGAAGTCAGAGAGACGCGATGGTCGGTCGGGATACCGTAGTCGATGTCGACCATGTACCCACCTTTGACCATGTAAGAGAAGCCATTGTTGATGAACATATTCGAGAACATCCACTCTTTCCTGCGGTTGGCTCGATTGACAATGTCTGCTAAGTTATCCGACAACGTATCTGCGGCAGACTGATACGCTGAATCTGTGCCCGGCTTGCGAAGATTGTTCAAAAATTCCTCATCAAAGTACCGCTTTTCTTTCCAATACGCGGCGGTAGCTTGATGTTGAGCAATCCCATGCGGTGCCGATACGGGCGCAGGAGCTCCCGGGGGCACAAACGGAATCATACCTCTTCCACCTCGCTGGGACTCCCACTTAATGGTGTCCGATTCAGCGTTACGAGTACCGGGGAAGAGATTGGTAAACATAAGATTGGGTGCCGCTTTGAACCTTGTAATAAAGTCCTGTAGAACTTCCAATCTTAGAGTTGGTATTTCACTTGCTCCACGTGGCATACTGTTTCACCTCCTTCAGAGAATGTATTTTAACGAATGTACATGTATTGACCAAATGAAGTGCCACTAAGATCGGTTTTCGCAGCAGCATCTAAATTGGTAATTAGTCCTTCATAGACAACACAGTTGCCAAGGATCAAGGTCGCCACAGCACCTTTGGCATTGACTCCAGTTCCGGTGTCTACAGATTTTTCAAGAATACCAACAGCGTCGGAATAGCTATTGGTAGCGTCTCCAGCCTCTATCGCGAGATATGCTTTTCTCGCGGCAGTGAACGATGTTCCACCCGTAGCGGTCGTAACAGTGATCGCGGCACGAGACAGGTCAGTCGTTCGGTCGATTGCTGTGATGGCACCCAAATTCTCAGCGGTGGTCGTATCATCGTTAATGATGACATCGTCCCCTACTTTGAACTTCCAAGAGTCATCTTGACTCACATAAAGAACGGAAGCAGTGGTGCCTGAATCAGCAACTAAATACGCTCTACCAGGATGATTTTCAGCTCCGGTAAAGGTTGTTGGATTATACGGGACAAGCTTGTCTTTGTTGCCAGCAACGCCAGCGGACAAGTTCTTCGCAAGAATAGTTCCGATCTTCAGAAGACCATAACCAGCTTGCAAGGTCACAGGGACTTTAAGCGCAGCCATCGGCTCACTGTAATACAGAACGCGATAGTCATCTTGTGTTCCCCGTATGATTGCAGGAATATCAGTCGGCATGCTTTTTCACCTCCTTAAGGGAATGTATTTTTTAAGCTGTTTGAACTTGGCCTGCTCGTGAAAGCAGATCATTAGAGAGTTTCACATTTTCCTCAGCGGCTGCGGTGTTCTTCGGCTCGGTGCTTCTTTCGACAACGCCGAGACCAGAAACAGTCACACCAGCACCTCTCTTTTCCCAATCGGCAATTTCAGCATCAACTGCCGCTGAAAACGCTTCAACGTCAAGAGCATCGTCTTTGATGTACTTCGAAAAAGAGACCATCCTCTTAACTTTGTCATACAGATGGTTGCCGATTTCAGACGCAGAAAGCTTTTCGTTCCAAACTCGATCGGCAGTAGCTTCCCGCTCACGTTCGTCCCGTAGAGCATCTTTCTTCTCAAGATCTGCCAGACGTGTGGATTGATCTTCCAACTTAGTCTCAAGAGCAGTCTTCTCGGCAGCGAACTTTTCCCGTTCTTTATCAAACTCAGTGTTCATCTCAGCGGTCACAGCCGCTTTGACTTCATCACTCAGTTGTGCGACAAGATCAGGATGTTTCATTTTCAACTCTGATAAATTCATGATTTCACCTCCTTCCTCATTGTTACTGTTGTTCTCCAATCCATCAGAATCGGAGTTTTCGTTCTCGACGTAGTCCACTTCTTCAAATGTTTCTCGTGAAAACGCCGAAGACTTCGTTTCAGAGTCCCAACCAAAGACGCAAACGCTTGCCTCTTTGAATTGACACCTACGCCAGACAGTACCGGGTCCACTCATTTTGAACCCGTTTACCTCTGTCGTTTCATCTTTTGCAAGTCGTTGAATTTCAGTGGGTTTGGCATACATACTGGCTTGATAAGGAAATCCTTCACCCGACAACTTGATAAACTCTGCGGAATGTTCGGTATCAACAAACTTGACCTTTTCAGGATAGAGTTCAAGCTTGCCCTGCGAAATGTCAGGTTTACCAGAATGAAAAGCGATCTTTCTCGATGTGTCATGATTTTCGAGGATTGGGAATTTGCCCGAAGCAAACTTCATCCCACTAAGATCGATTGCTAAATCGTCCCAGTACCAATGGTCTTTAATGACTTTACCATTATATACAGTCATTTGCATTTGGGGGGATTTGCCCTCCTCACTCACAGCGAGTGCTTGCTGTTCGGGACCTACAAAACGGAGTGCACCCTTGGGAACCTTCTTGCCAGTTTTTTCATGTGCCATGACTATCTCCTCATTGAATTTTGAATTTGCGATTCGAATTGCGCTCGCCTCACAATCTTTGCCACCCTTTGCCTGACAATCTTTTAAAACTCCATTAGCAATCTTGACCCACTTTTTCTTTTGTGCAGGGGTTAGTCCTTTCTTAAATCCATCAACGTCTTTGACTGTCCAGGGCATGACTACCTCCTTAATCAGTCGTGCGCTTGACCAATTTCTTCTTTTTGGGCTTCGGTAACGTCTTACCAGGCTCGCCCTCGACCTTTTCCTGAACACCTTCAGCATCGACGCCTGCCGAGTAAATGAGTTCAGGATATTTTTCATCTTCAGTAGCTTTGCGAAGCCGCAGACGCCCGTACCCGCTAAACCCCATCCGTCGTGCGACTTCGCTATTGGGTATGCCAATCTGTTCTCCAACAGGACCGTGCTTCGTACCCAATAATCCCTTTGCCCGAGCCTCGTAGTCGATGACTTCAGATATCGGGAATGTTATATCAGTCAAATGTTCAGGAGCTCTTGATACCACTTCGAATTGAGGCTCTCCCTTATCGTTGAAGTGAGTCGCTTCTCTAACTTTGAACTTCTTGGGAAATCTGGTTAACTCGCTTCGAACGTAAAATATGAATGACCAAAAATCGAATTTCAAAAACCTATCAAAATATGCAATTTCATCACTGACCCTATCAGAGTAAGGACCTCTTGAAGCTTTGACACTCGCAAAAGTACCGGTCGATTTGCCAGTACTGATATCTTCAGGTTCATTGAGTCCCGAAGTAATTAGATTCAAAATATCGGTATCTTCTTCTCTAATATTAGATAGTTGAGGATAAGTAGCTGAAAGCTTGCATCCTGGGGGTAAGACAAGAGTGCTGCCGGGCGTCTTCTTTGCCATTATACCGGTCTTACGCTTCTCTTCATCGGAGAGTGAGAGCCAAAGTTTGAACGTTCGAGGATCTTCGATCTCTACAACCCAAACATAAGCACCTGCCGCTTTTTTATGATCGATCTCGTATTTCTTCAAGTTCTCGTAATGGTTCAACCATTCAAGGGTTGTTCGAAGATGACCTATCGCTCGACGGGTCATAAAACCTTTGTCCCAAGCACAAACAAACCGGTAATAACCACCAAATGGCTTGTATATGGGCTTTTCAGATTTACTCTGCTTCTGATATTTCGCGCTGACATCGTTATTATCAGCCAGAGAGCGCACTAAATCGGGGAATTTTGCAACATATATGCTGGGAATCTGTTGATATTCGGTAGCAAGACCATTCTTTTTCATTCGAATGTTATAATATAAAGGTAAGAGCGCTTTTGTGGGATGAAAGATAATTCCTGTACCTTCATCTCCTGAACCATCGATAGTTGTGGGATCAATGAAGTCTACTTCGACAAAGCCGTTTTCGTGAACGGTACAGAGTAGAAAGAGTTCGCCCTCAATTTCTGCGCGAGCGGCGTACTTTGTCCATAATGAGTAGAGTCGATTACGCCAGTCGTAGGTAATTTCGTCCAGAACCTCTTGGATCTCCCGGATCTCCGAAGTAGCAGTAAAACCCATTCCAGTCATGCGACCAGCAAGTCCTCGTATTGCGGTATTGACTTGCGGGTTTCGCTGAAACTTATCCCAACATTCAGTCTGCAAGACCTTGCGGTATGCAGAACCGTCCTCTTTATTATCGAGTTGCGTGGGAAAGCCGTCTGCGTCTTTGACTTCTTCTGAACCGTCGTTGTATTGCCATGGCATGGAAAAGGTGAGGTTTGCCATAACCTCGTCAGGAATGTTTAGGACATAATCGGCAATTTCTTCTGGGTTCAAGATAAACCTCCATGTAGTTTATCATTAAGGGTGGATTTCTGAGATTGAGAGAGGAGAGCAGCAACCTCCCGTTCTATCCATTTACAAAGAGAACAAATAAAGTGGGGAACGTTTTTCGTAAAAAATATAGTATACGTTTCTTGACCACATTTCTCGCACGTCATCGCCATAAGTATAAGTCCTACAAAGTAATAGGAATTCTGAATATCATAACAGATGGTCCTATATGCTTGTCAAGAACTTTTTTTCACTATTTTTCAGTACTTGCCCAAAAGTCCTTCCTGTGGCACAAAAAAGCCAAAACCTGAACCGGAGCGTCTCAAACGAAAATCGTCAACACCTAATTCACGACCCCCATAGAGCGCCCAACCTGTCGCGTAGACGCTGTCATCTTGAATTCCTCCGCGTTCAAACTTTTCACGGCTACCAAACATATAGGATGATGTTGTAGGGTCTGGGGATTTAGTCCAATGATCGAAAGCACCCATTTCTTCTCGTAAGATGTCTTCTTTTTTTGAGCCTGACACGGGGACGTAGGGCGCTTTAAATCTCCCTTCTTTACAACAGACGTAGAACTCTTTGAACGCGGCTTTTTGTCGGTCGTAGTTCGGATAGATCGGATCAAATTTAATCGCTCGTTCTTCACACCAGCCCCCCATATCCCATGCACCCCATCGTTCTGAACAGAGTACGTCTATTCCATCATATTCGACATCGATCAGATCAAGTGCTTCTTTCATTCCATTAACGGAATGATTCTCAATGTTCATCAGAGACAGCAACACGTAGAAGTACTTTGGAGCGGCTTCTGACAGCCTCGCTATCAAAGGGTTACTGCGACTCTGTACAAGTCCTTTTGCAACGACACTCAATACCGTTCGAGCTTGTCCTCTAATAGCGAGAGGATCACCCATATCAAGTCCACAGAGTATGCACCAATCGGTATCGAATAAATCGGTCAACGCTCGCAGCATATCGAAAGTTACGGGATAGTTCGAAACGCTGTCAATACGTGCTACGTCATCGATATATTTAAACCTGTTATCGATATTCATAATTTGCTGATGCAAGAAGTCGGTATCGAATCCTCTCTCTTTATTCGAATCCACACTATTAAGGACGTCAATGCGCTTCTGACATGCTGCTTGAATATTTGCGTTGTCAAGGTATTGGTCATCGATTGCAATTATCCTCGTTGCTGCTATCATCGCATCCGAGAATATCTGAGTTCTTCCTGCTTCCCAGGTATTCAGAAAGTAACGCTCGAACTCTCCGAAGGGAAACTTCGCTTTGTAATCGGCAAGCTGTGCTGCGGTCATATGCGGGTTCATATAGTCGTCAACGTCTCCCAGCTTGCTGCATCGATAATCGAAATAAACCGTCTTCGTTTTTTGGGTAATATAGTTCTCGTACAACTGATAAAGGACATGGGTCTTATCGCTGACTGTGCTATCGATAACCCCCAATGCGTTAGGCATATTACGAATCGAGCCGTCAAGTTGGACAAAGAATCGAGGCTTCTTCATATCAAAGATTTCAGAAAAGGTATATCCGGTAATATTACTTACGATACCTGAAAACGAAGATATTGATCGAATCAACGATCTGACTTGTCCATCTAACCCTTTCAGTCGTATTTCCTTCTCCTGAATATTCTTCTTACCGACCGCCTGCAATAGATTAGGCGAGTTCTGAATAATATCGCGCATAATATCGTAGTGGACGAACTTGACCTGATCTCGGGAGTTCGCTCCCAGCATTATCTGTTGGCGAGGAAAGTTAAAGAACTTCCATAACTGAATCAAGCACGCTAAGAGAGACTTTCCCTCGCCACGCTGCCAGCAGAGTACGATCAAACGGTAAAGAAATCTTCCGTCTTCCATTCGCAATGCTTTCCGACAAATGTTTTGCTGTGCGTTCCACATCGACATATAGGATTTGCGGGTATCGGGATGTTTTTCGGTCGGTAGCTGACTCAAGAGGGTCCATACCACCGTGGGCGATCCCGGTGGATATATCGGCACACAGACGTTATCGTTTGCCCAAGCACAGAATCCCTCACCTCCATCACGATAGGAAGTAGGAATATACTCTCGCATACTGACAATGTCAAGCTTATCGATCTCATTACTAAAGAAGATATTCGAGGTTCGGGGGACGATCTTAGCCATTTTCTTATCTCCTTACGAGTTTCGTCTTTTTATTATTCCTTTGATCAACGTTCTTGCTGTTCGCGTTCTGCAAGTTCTGTTCGTTGAGCGCCTGCTTTTCCATTTGCTCATAGTATCCTTGCGTTGGAGTTATATTTTCAGGTTCAACTGATTTATGACGTTTTTGAGAGATTCCTAACTCTCTCCATGCAAGGTCTATCGCTTTCAGACACTCACGTATTTCTTTAAAGATCGAGTTAACCTTAGTCGTTCCTGACTTCGTCATTTCCGCAATCGCTGGATTCATTATGCTCATTTCGACAATCTTAAACCTGCATAGTTGCTTATACAAAGGAATTATGTGCATCCCCACTCTAAACAGATCGAAGTCATCAAGGTCGAACTCGTTCTGCTTCAGGACAATGTGTTCAACCTGCTTCAAGTATTTCATCAACACCTGACATTTTGCTCTTGTCTTTCCTTCAGAATCACGCTGTCCGGGTACGAGTACCCCGTTAGGACCCATATAAGGACAGGCATGTGCCGCAATACAGTCTTCTTGCTCACAGTCCTGTACTGCACTCCACACAGGAAAGAAAACATCATTATACTTTCTGCGGGTCGCTTTCATCAGTCCATATTCCCGATAGTCAAAGTTTCTATCCAAGCCTGTGGTAGTTTTGGGCATAATTACACTCTCTCTCTCTCGTTTGTTATTGGTTAGAAGCAAGCTTAATCCTTTTTTATAACTGATTCAACCTCAGTTTGTCAAGCGAAAAATGGATATTATTTCCGTGCAGTTCTGGGCACGGTAAATGGGGGTCTATCGTGCTGAGAACACCTATTTATCAAGGTTTATGCTTGTAAATGCTTGATTTGGCATGGTTTAGACAGACATATACACGTGTGGATTGGAGAGAAACAAGGACAGCGATTACAGCGTGAGACGAAGGGTGGGGGTCCTGGCTCGAAGCGGAAGTGTGTGTGTCTGAGGAAATAGGGGAAAGTCCTGGGGGGTTGAGGCTTATTAGGCTACGATAAGAAAGATTCAATTACACAAGGTCTACAGGTGAGATATTGAGTTTAGGATTGTTGGATGTGAATATTTAATAGTCAGGGGACCCTATATACTTTTACCTTTAGCTGTTTGCCGCTATCCGCTGTCTGGAACAGGGGGTTTGGCAGTCGTCATTTTCAGTGGGCCTTTAATGTTTTTCTGAAAAGTGGACGATATTTTGTGACCGAGTCTCGGTAGTCGGACATGTCGGCGCGTCCTTTTAGTTCCTTCGAGGGGGGCTACATAATTTGTAGACCAGAGAGACGCGACGGCACGGGCGCGGTCAACTACATAACTACATAACTATAGTCTGATAACGTATGTTATGTAAACTACATAATTTGTAGACGGAGCAGGAGCTCCCCTCCAACTACATAGGCATACAACTACATAGGCATACATCAATACATCAACAGGTCTATATAACTACATATATAGACTTCCCCCGTCGATATATGCGGCTTGTATCAAT